CTGTCGTGGCTCGCGGAGCCACCATCAGCTCTTGGCTGTTGGCGGGGCGCGGGTCGCTGGGGTCTGTGTCAATGACCATCAAGATGACGCCTTCCTTAGTGGCTGGCTCACGGCTGATGAAGATGAATTCGAGGGCTTCGAACTTGTAGTACTCGTACCCCTCCGCCACGACCGAGAGCCACGGGAAAGTGGCTCGGTCGCCGGCGTTGATTCGGTAACTCTTCGTCTGGAAAAGCTCTCCAAGCGTGAAGGCGTCGCAATCGATTGTTGCGTCGCCGACGAACTCGCAGTTGGAGATAGTCTCTCCAGCTGCATGGTACCCTCGCTTGGGAACACCAGACACCAGCCGTGCATGGCGAGCCAGAGGCGTGCCTCCACGCTGTCCGATGCCCGACGGGGCTGGGCCTCGTTGGGTCGGATAGAGGGGCTGCTTTGCTCGCTTGCCATTCTTCTTGGTCTGGGTCTTCTTGACCTTGGTCATTGTTGGTTTGCCTAGTTCCTCCATACTAGGCATTTAGAGAGTCGGGCCTGAGGCCGCCCACCCCGACTCATAAATGGTCGTGATGTCACTCAGCCTGGTCGGGCTGTGGCGGTTGTCCTCCAGGTACTGGCGCAGTATTTGGTCCTTGTCCTGGCAGGTCGAGTTGAGCAGCCGATACAGTGACTTGCTAGAGTCGATCGGATAGATCTTCCCTGGTTTTATCACCTGGCTGCAAAATTCTAATGTGCCGTTGCAAGGAGCGTACTCGCGTAGGGTCTTACCCAACGCCGCGTATCTCTCCACTGCGTTTTCCACGAAGTCCTCATTGGCGTCGTCGCCCATGGCTTGAACAACAGAGGCTCCAACCCACCACGCGCCTTTCACGCGTATCTTTGAGTTGTCTGAGCTTGTGTTGTAGCCGCCAGAGACTTGCCCTCCGTAAATCGTTTGCGCCAACAACGTGCCGTCGGATAGCACGTACACACACCGGGATAGGACGTAGGCCATGTTGCGCATAATCTTGTGGTAGAGTGTTCCTCTTCCAGTCGATGTGTCTGCGCGGCTGTCGGCCGCTCCTAACAGTTCCCACTCCTGGACCGCTGTGTCCCATCCTTTTATATCGGACACCATCAAGGTGCCGTTTCGAAGGCATTTGAGCACGGGGGCTAGTATGTGGTCTGAATCGTCGTCCGAGAAACCAATTCCAGGCTTGCTGGGTATGGTCCTCCAGAGTTTGATTTCCAGGTCGTTTTGTGTGTGGCTCATGACCCTAGTAACAGTTTGGTCGACTAAGGAGACTTGGCAGACTGTGCGATAGTTGCCGTCCTCGGTTTTCCTCTCCGGGTTGGGCTCCTGTTTTATACTCACAGCCACCGGATCCGCCAACCCACGCTCCACCATCTGTTGTGGTGTCATGTCGCTGCAATCCATGGTAGCCAGCTTGTAAAGGCGGGCTACCACGGTGCGAACGATTGCGACGTGGGCTGCTGTTAGGGCTTGTTCGTTATTAGCGAATTGGGCCCGTAGCGGGAATCCTGGTGTCTTCGATAGCGACACTCTGTTGATGGCTTCGTACACGTGGGCTGTAATAGCGTCAGTGTCACCAAGCAACATCATGTTCAGGTCATGGTTCAACTGGTCGAGGTTTATGCGGGGGTAATGGGTTTTCACCAATCCCGCAGTCTTCCTGTCGTAGTCGTGTGGTTCGGGTACCACGTTCAGTTTCATGGTATTGATCCTCAAGGAGATGCGCTCTGCGAGCGCGTTCCTCTCTGGGTACATCCAATTGGCTAAACGTGGGTCAATGGCGACTGCGGCGTCGGAGGCAGCCGTTGTTCGCTTTCGCTTACTCTGGTGCTTTCCCTTGCCGTAGCCAATGAGGCGGAGCGTGGAGTCATTAATTCCATGATACTCCACTACTGGTTCACACCAGCAGATTTGCCCCCGTTCTGTGTGGAAGCGGAGGCTCGCATCCACTTGCTCTTGGAAAAGGTCTGCAGGAAATCTTTGTCCGCCTTGGCCGTCTGGGTAGAACCCGTCATCTCCTGACGGAGTTTGACGAATATCTTCCATGACCGGTTCGACGGTTTCTCTGCTTTCTTTCGCTCCTCGATGAGCTTGTGCATGCGCTGCTTTGGTGTCTGCGAGCCAGCCGCCGACTCTCGGATCCGAAAATCCTGACGTGATTCCTTCTTTTCGTCGAAGAAACCTGACGCGACGCTCTCCAGGTCGCTGTCCTCGCAGGGATCTGCGGGATTTGGCTTGGGTCCGACCGAGGTTTCAACCGCGTCCAGAGTGGCGTTAGCCTTCAAGAGTGCTTCGCGGCGCGCGTTTGCATTTGCCATAGCTTCGGCATCTGTGTCGCGAATAGCCTTACGGAGCTGCTCTCTGTCTGTGTCTGCGGCATCGAGCTTCGCCATAACGGCGAGCAGTTTTGCCTCGAGTTTTGTCGTCTTGTCTGACATGTCAATCAACGGATCCGGCTTCTCTGGCATGGCTGGGGCGTCCGCGTGGGTCGCCTTGTGTGTCTGCATGAATGCCATCACCCGCGCTTCGAGCGCTGCGAACACATCATCCGCTTTGGATGTGAGTTCGGTGATTTCGTTGTCTGTCGGGATATCGCGTGTCTTCTCGGCCGCCATCGCCTCCAGAATCTTTCCCTCCTCAGCCAGAGCACAAACATACGCCTTGGCCCTCTCGGGTTTCGGCGTATACATTGTTGGTGCTGGGGGCTCGAGCGCCTGCTGGTCATCTGCCTCGGCCGCGTTGTACGCTGCGATCACAACCTGGTCAGCCTCGAAGTCGTTGTAGAATTTGAGGGCTCCTAATAGATTGGAGCCTCTCTTTTCTGCCTTCTTGAGCTGGGTTGTAGTCTTCACGTTCGCTTCCTCCGTTTGGCGCAGTGAGCAGAGCTTGCACGCGGCACTTTCCCTTGTGAGGTCGGTGCCGTGTGAGCACTCGTGTGTGAGTTTGTATGCCATTTCCATGTCTCCAAAGAGGAGGTCTTCCTCGTCGTCGCGATCGCCCCATGGGCGAGTGTCTCCGATTTCGAATTCCTCCATGTAGTGGTTCATGTGGTGCCGGGTTGAGCCGCGCACCATACCTTCCCATTGGTACTGGCGTTGGTCGTCCTCAGAGAGTTCGTCGTCGTACATGTCGGCGTCGTACATCTCCTCGTAGATTTCCTTGCTGGAGTAGGTTTCCCATGACTCCTTCGTAAATTTGGGTCGGTTGGCATGTTCAAAGATTTGAACAGAACGGGCCACGTTGTAGTTGCCGTCCGTCGCGCACCCGCTGGCTGCGTGGACGCCGACGACACTTCCCTGGTTAAGGAGCGGTGCTCCCGATGTGGTTGGTGTCGTGCTGGCGGTGTGCCACAGCTGGCCGTTGTGTGCCTTGGTTATGATACCCTCAGAGTTGTACTTCGCTCCCGAGGGCATCTGGCCGTTAATGGCTATGACGGCTCTCTTGCGAAGTGCACCCAGCGCCAAGGGCGCTACCTCCATGTTCTGCCAGACTGCCTGGCCCCGGTTGGGGCCGGGAGCGATCAGCATTGTGATGTCATGTTGGTTCTGTGGGCTCGTAGTGTAGACGGTCCAGTTGAACAAGCCAAACTCCTCCCCGCCTTCGCGGGGGAAGCAGCGGGCGTGGCCCGCTTTCGTGTCATGTTCGATTCCTGGATCTGTTGCATTACTGGTGCGAATCTGGTCCAGCACATGGGTGCAGGTCAACAATACTGTGAACCGTTCTCCGTTGTGCTGCACCCAAACACGCGACCCAAGCCCGAATACCTTGCGTTCACCTGTCGCTGCAGTGGCGTAAATCGACACTACACCCTTGGAATGGCTACCCGTCATTGTGAGGGGGCTGTTCTTCAGGATGCTTTCCTTGACATTGCTGTCATTCGTCAGCTTGGGTGGGTTGGAACAAAACTCTGCCAGCCGTTGGTATGCTTCAAGGATCTCCTTGGTGTGCATCGGGCGGTTGGTGGGCGGGTACGCCGGAAGGCGTAGGATCTCGCC